TTCTTCATTTGCCACGTATTCAAGAGATTTTGAACGCCAATTGGAGAAGGTAAGTTTATCAGTGAATGCTCTCATCATATCAAACGGACAGAAGACGGATACGAGTCTCTGTTTGATGATAAACTACAAAAAATAGTCACCGAAACTCCAAAACAGGCAGGCAATTTGACGGATAATTTTTCGTGGACTGGCGAAGCAGACATTCCATATTACAGACGCGTGGCAATTCACGATGGGTTGAGTGGATATATTGACATTCCCGAAGATAACTTCTTGCCGTATATTCACATTGATGATATTGACGTGGATGTTGACTATGATTCTGTTGTTGAACCGAGAATTTCCATTAACGACATTGAAGTTCATGTTCCCGAAGATGGTTCATTTGAAGAAATGCAGGAAAATGCAGACGAACCTATTATTGCCATCTGCTGTTACGATACGTATGAGGAAGAGTATACTGTCTTTTACTACGATAAGTACGGGATTGAAGATTCTGAAAAACAAGAAATCCGTCCAAAAATAGCGGAACAGTTAGAAGGAACGGGATTAGAAGAATACGGGGAAGCGAATATTACTCTTGTTTCTTCTGATTCAGAGGTTGAGATGTTGCGGAAGTATATTTCGTATATTGATGGGAATAATTTTGATTTGGTGAGTGGATGGAATTATACCGACTTTGACCGCGATTATATCAGACGACGCATTAAGGCACTAAGCAACAGCAATAACATCCACCATTCGTGGTTGTCGCCGTTCAGAACTGCTTCTTATTCCCATGACGAACATCGTAAACTGCCGGGGAGACCGCCGTTCGATATGATGAGAGCATTCACTGATAAACTTACCTTCTCCAATTGGCGTTCAAAATCTCTTGAATACGTGGCAAATGAAGAACTTGGAATTGGGAAGGTAGAAGATGTTGACATTAATGAAGACTGGAAAAACAACCCATCTCGTTTGATTGGGTACAATATTGTTGACGTTCTGCTCACTGTCTCACTTGATGACATTAATGATATTCATAATTTCTTCTATGAAATGGCAGACGTTGCATCTGTTCCAATTTACGATATTTTCTATGAAAAGAGAATTGTAGATGGATATGTGTTGAAATATCGTGGTGATGATGAAATTCTCCCAACTTCGGATGAAAGTGAACTTGTTGAAAATGCTGGTGGGTATGTTGCAGACCCAATACAAGGTAGAAAACAAAATATTGGCGTTTCCGATTTGAAAAGTCTCTATCCATCAGTGATAATTACTTGGAATCTCAGCACGGAAACTGTTTCCGAAACACCAGAGGATTTTGAAGAGTACGTAAAAATACCTAAAGTTCCTGAACCAAAAAGTGTAAGTGGTGATATTACCGAAGACATGATGGATTGGGAATGGTTATATGCTTCTCTTGATGAGGAAGGTCTAATTCCGAGAGTGAGTAAGAAACTTTTCAGGAAAAGAAACCATGAAAAGGAACAGATGTACGGTTCTCCCAATGGTTCACAAGAGGAAAAGAAGTGGGAGAGAAAACAGGGAGCTACCAAAATTATTATGAATTCGATATACGGGAATCTTAGCTCTAAGTATTACCGACTTTCCAATGAGTATCTTGGGGATTCTGTCACTTCCACTGCTCGTTATACACTTTGGAAAGGAGAACAAACCATCGGCAGACTTGGATATGAACATATATACAGCGACTCCATTACTGATGATAGAAATGTCATTGTAAAAGACCCAAAGAATAATATTGTTCTTCGTACTATGGAAGATTTGTGGTCTGAATCGGAAAACAAAACTGAATCAGAAAAAGAGAGGGCGGAATTGAGGGGGTGGCAGTGTCTCTCTGTTAATGAGAGAGGCGAATCTGAGTGGAAAAACATTGAATCAATTATCAGGCATAAAACCAACAAAGAAATAATCCGGTTTGAACACGCACAGGGAATAACCAAGACAACAAAAGATCATTCTTTCGCCATTCCCAACGGAGAAGAGATCGTTGAGAAGAAACCATCAGAAGTTGAAAGACCGTACAGGGCAAAAGTCCCAAACGAAACGAATACGGACAGTGTAGAGTTGATTGAACACTTAGACCGATATGAGAGAGAATCTATTGACGAAAGAGGTGGTGTTAAAAAAGAGAGGAAAAAGAAAGTAAGGACAAGCCTCTTTGGCGATCTTTTCTATGGTCATGCGGAAGAAGCCGCTTACAAAAGAGCCGTTTTCTGCAAGAACGGAATTTCAAATGAAAATTTGGAATCCCTTTGTCGGCTTTGTGGTGCTTATGTTTCGGACGGTTCTGCTTCAACCGATAAAACCACGGATAGTAGATGGGGCGCTAGTATTGCCAATGACAACACTGAATGGTTGGAAAAATTGAAGAAAGATTACCAAAGGTTGTTTGATGGAGCAACTTCAAGTATTATTGCGTCTGACTCCAGTGAATCAAGAACGGTACAAGGATATAATTACAACGATAAAACAAAGAAATTGCAGATGATGAATAGGTTGTCTGCTGTGATTTTCGCAAGTCTTTGTGGTCAGAAGTCAAGTGGAAAAAAAGTTCCAGATTTCATCTTCAATCTTGATGACCACCATAAAGAAATATTCCTTGATTCCGCGATAAAGGGAGACGGGTCACGAAAATTTCAAAGGTACACAGAAGAATATTCGGAGAGCAATTTCACTTACACAACGATAAGTGAGAAACTTGCTTCAGGCATATCCACGCTTTGTTCACAGTTAGGTTATAAATATAATATTAATTATAGAGAAGAGAAGGGAAGTTATGAGATAAGAACTGCAAATAGGTATGAAGGACGTGACCAAGAACCCCGAATTCAATCTGTTGACGTTGATGATGCTTATGTTTATGATCTTTCTGTGGAAGATAATGATAATTTTGTTGATGCAATGGGACAAGTCTTGCTTCATAATACCGACTCACATTTCATCCAACTAACAAGAGACACATTGGAAGGCCAAGTAGAAGAACTGCAAGAAATATCAGCGGAGATGGATGCTGATGCTTCTGAAATTGCTCAAGAAATTGGTATTGACGGTGAGCATCCTTATCTCATTGATGAAGATTTGCATGGTGACGAATACACCTGTCTGTTATGGGAACCAGAAAAAATTTACTCTACTTTTATGCAACTTGGCAACAAGAAAAGGTACACAGGAAATATCAGATGGAAGGAGGGAACAGTTTACAATGACACGAAAATATCTATCTCTGGATTTGAGAATCAACGTAGCGACAGTATGATGATTACTGCTGATTTACAAGAGAATATCATTGAAATGATTCTCACTAATGAAGACTTTGTGACTGTATCAGAATATTTGCGTTCTATCATCGAACAGATAGATTCCAAACATAAAGACGTTCATAAGTTTGCACTTCCCGGTTCAATCAATAAAGATTTAGAAGATTATCCAAACAGACAAATTCCCCGTGGTTGTTTGTGGTCCAACGAGCATTTGGATAAGGAATTTGGTGAAGGAGACGACCCCTTTGTGTATCTGGTTGAAGAAACACCATCTGGTTTGCCACAAACTGATGTTGTTGCATTGGAGTGGAATGAAGAAGTGCCTGATGGGTTTGTGCTGGATAAAGAAGCAATTATCGAAAGAGGTATACGGAAGCCTATCCAACCAATTATTGAAGAAATGAATTGGCAGTTCAACGAGTTACGAACAGGCAAGCGGCAGAAGAAACGGGACTTAAGCACAGGTGGGAGTAATCCATTCGCATGAAATACCTCAGTCGTATCCTGAGTCTGAACTGGTTAGAGAGAAGCAACAGATCACAAACTGCTGAAACTCCATCAACTGACCCAAGAAATAAACATCCCCACGATATTTCAGTAGCAACCTTTGAAGATAATGGTTCGTTGTATCTTTTATGTTTAGATTGGTCAAGAGAACAAGTGCAAGAGTTTGTTAGTCACCATGGTTTCTTTGAAGCGTGGGAGAGAAATATGGAAGAGTCGGGCGTTGTTGTCATTTCGGGCAAAATAGGCGGTGAGGGTGATGTTCAGGTTGTTGAAACCTCTTTGGGTGAACTGTTGGAGGGTGAAGATGGCAAAGAGTGAAGCCGTTGGTTATATTATAAGGCCGTGTGATGGTTCTTCAAAATTCTTTATTGATACTGGTGATTCTATTGATTCCGTATATTTGATGAAAAAAGAAAACGGATGGGTTGTTGGCGACATGGTATACGAAGAGGATATACTTCTTAGAGGCACCAATAAGAAATGCAGGAAGTGCGGCAATGAAATGTTCTTCAATAAACAAACAGAAGAAATGTATTGTCCACTGAATCATGTCTAAGATAGAAACTCGTGAAGAACGTGTTGGTATAGTAACTGGTTATAGCGGTCAACGTGACGTTTGGATTATTTCGTTTTTTGAAGAAGAAGGCAGAGTTGAATATACTAGTGAAGCATTGGAAGCCTCGCCACTTTATATTGACGATGACTTATCAACTGTATTTGACGAGAGAACGGAAATGAAGGTTTGTGGTGAGTGTGGGGAAGATGCGTTTTACAATCAGAAGACGGAAGAGTTTTACTGTCCGGTTTGTAAAGAGTAAGTATGGAAAAGTCATTGGTGCGAAAGTATAAACCTGAATCGTTTTCTGATATATACGGTCATCCAACTGCCGTTGGAAAGATAAAGAAATGGGCAGATAATTGGGAACAAGGAACACAGCCAATTCTTCTCTACGGTCCACCCGGAACCGGAAAGACAAGTACAGCAGAAGTGACTGCTGATTACGCTGGTTGGAATTATGAAGAGATCAATGCTTCGTCTCAAAGAAAGACTGAAGATATAGAGAAACTTGCCCAACAGATTCGTTCTGTGGGTAACACACGGACATTGTATACATTAGATGAAGTTGATTCTATGGACGGGCGTTCACTCCAACCATTGTATCAAGTCTTGGAATCTTCAGTTAATCCCGTTCTCTGCACTGCAAATGAGAAATGGAAAGTACCGGACGGGTTGGAAAACAGATGCCAGATTCATAAGTTCAAACTCCGGCAAGATTCTATTAAGAAGTTTCTCAAGGATGTTGTTCGAGAAGAAGATATTGATATATCAAACCGGCAAATTGGACAACTAGCAACTCGGAATGGAATCCGTGACGCGCTCAATGATTTACAGGGATATATTGAATCTGGAGAAACTGATTGGGACCAACGTGAAATGGATGATTCGCCATTTGCCGTAACTCGACGGATTATTCTCAACGAAAATTATATTGGCGACATGACTCCTGATGATATGGTTGCGTTTCTCAACGAGAACGTGAAGAATGAATTTGACGGCGTTGAAGCAATGCGTTCGTATCAGGCACTTAGTGAAGCAGACAAGTGGCTAGGTCACGTTGAACGGACACAGGATTATTCGTGGTGGCGATATGCAGGTGCAATCGCAGAAGAAGTGTCCAATCTTCGGATTACAGAGCCATATAATGATTGGGTGAATGTGAACTATCCCGCTGAAAGAAGAAATTGGACTCCGAAAGCGAGCAATAACAATAACGAAGCACAATTATACAGAGAATTGCAGAACCACAGTTCGTATGCTGGTGCATTCAATTACCAAGAATTCAGAAAAGTTATTCTACCGCTTCTAAGAGAAATGGATGAACAAGAGAGAATGGAATTGTGTTTGTCTTACTCGCTTTCTACTGAGGCATCAAATGCGCTGGATGTTTCACAGTCAGACTTTGACGAATGGCAATCGGGCGAAGTAGAGAAGCAAATGTCGGAATCTGAAACAACATTAGATGAATTCGTAGAGGAAGAAACGGAAGAAGAAACAAAAGGATTGTTTGATTATTAAAATGGAACTAGAATTGTCTGAAATGGAGGTTGACGATGTTGGGTACAACAGGGGAAGAGAATTTATTAAACAGAATCATTATACAAAAACTGTAGGTTCGGCTTGTATTTTACATGGCCTTTTTCTAAGTGAATATGATGAATTGGTTGGTTGTATTGCGTATCATTCGCCCATTTCTGAAAACGTGCGAAAATCAGTATTCGGTGAAGATATGAAGGACTTTGTTATTGAGTTGCAGAGACTTGTTACTTTAGATGAATGTCCAAAAAATACAGAAAGTTATTTTATATCCCGTTCATTAAATAAATTGAAGGCAGAAACGAATTATAATGCCGTCATCTCTTTTGCTGATAGTACCGAAGGCCATGTTGGCAAGGTCTATCAAGCGAGTAACTTTATATATACTGGTATGACGGAAAAGAAAAAATTTTATCGGAAACCCAATGGTGAATTAAAAGCACCTAGAATTAGTTCGGAAAATATTTCAGAAAAAGAAGCTATAGAACGTGGATGGAAAGTGGAAAAGAGAGAGTCAAAGTACAAGTATATATTCTTGTTGGAAAATAATGGTTTAACAAAAACGGAACTAAAAAAATAGGATGAATTTATCGATGAAGGAATATCCAGATGATGATGATACTTGTGAAGGATACGCCACAAAGAAATCAGTTAGGAAAGATTCTATTTTTGATTATTAAAATGATCCGAAAAGTTTTTAAGTGGGGGTAAATAATGTTCATGCGAACCACATGACCATTTCAAATTTGGAACTTGGATACAACCAAGGTTCCACGAATTATGGCCCATTCAGTTATGGGTCGTTTGCCGGAACACCAGTTGTTGACATGGCAGTATCAAAAAGTGAACAGAAAGAAATGCCAGTTCAGTCGATTGAAAGTATTTTTGACGACAATAACTGGAAACGGAAGGTCCGTTCTGGTTTTGCCCGGTTACAGTACAATGGAAAGAATGTCTTTGATGAATCGCTTGAAGAAGGCATTAAGGAACTGTCAAGAATCCTTGGTGCAACGTTCGTTGATTTTGAAGTTCGGAAACGAGAACTGAAACATGGAAAGCCGCCGAGAGAGCTTCGGAATATTGCAGACTATTATCGTGTCTTTGTTCCCGACGATTATGATTTTGACGAAGATGTTCTCTCGTACTATGCCGAACAGTCAAATTCGTATGGGAACGCGGAATTTATTTTCAAAGTAGATTCCCACGGTGACGACAATTATATTTCTGATATTGTTCGTGAGTATTCCATCTATGATTCTGATGTGTGGCTGTTCCCGCGTGGATGGAAGACTGAAACCGTTTCTAAGAGACAGGAAATTGCGACGAAAATGGCGAAACGGCATACGTGGAATCTTTCTCCCCGTCTTGGCATCCTTGCGGATGCACAGAACGACGAGTAATGACAGAAGTTACTCAGGTTCTCGGTTGGGAAAGCACTGATGGTTCCCGTCGTGGCATAATTATTGTGAAAGATGACAGTGTTCCAGCAACAGATGTTCGTCATAAACAAATTGAGTTAGTTAAAGAAAACACACGTACTGATGAATGGGAAACATCAGAAACCATTGACAGCATTGAAGAACTGGAATCATTCGGAATTCCTGAAACGCTCATTGATTAAGACACTGATAATCGGAACTCTTTTAATAGTGAAAGGATTACTTATCATAGTGAAAGCACATGACTATCTTGCCCGATCATAGAATTAGACGCGCTATTAATAGTGGACGCATTGGTGTGGAACCAGTGAATCTTGACGAACAACTACAGCCCGCTTCACTTGATATTCGCTTGGGGAACGAATTCCGAGAATATACTGGTTCCGAGTCAATCATAAAACGCGATACTAGCGTTTCTGACGAAATGGTTATGACGGACGTTGCTGATGACGAGAAAATTATTCTTTTCCCCGATGATTTTTACTTGGCAACGACGAAAGAAGAGTTTGACATTTCATCGCGCTTCTTAGCGAGGTTGACGGGGCGTTCTTCCATTGGACGGTTAGGAATTGCAGTTCATCAGACTGCTGGTTTGTTTGACCCCGGTTTCACAGGACAGGGCGTTCTTGAACTTTCAAATGTTTCAGACAAACCAATTGAACTGCAACCCGGAATGAGAATTGCACAGATGACATTTGAAAAACTAACTTCGCAACCGGAAGAACCGTACAATGAGGAAGATAACCGATACCAGAATCAACAGGGTGCTGTTCCGAGTAGGGTGAATGAAGATGTTAACTGAAAGAGAGGAGATGTTTGGTGATGGCGAATCAGAACTAACGGAACCGCAGAAATTCCAAAAGAGGATTGTGGAAGAGGTTCTTGAAAGTCTTATTGAAGATATTGAAGCTGGAAGAATAGGGTATGTAGAGAAGATTAATCATGGTTCATATTTCTCATCCACAAAACCAAGCCGGTTTTCATTAGTTTGGCAACATGAGTAGCGACACACGCGAGATAATTGTTAAGGGGTTGGCGGAGAATATGACGGTTGATGAACTGGTAGAACAGAGAAATAATTATAAGATGATGGACAAGACTGAAGAAGTAGTCAATGAAGAAATTGCAGAGAGAAGCACTTGTCCGAAATGCGGCGAAGAAATGATGGAAAACACACGCGAAGAGCAATTTTACTGTCCGTTAGGACATTATTCGCATGAGTTATAGTAAAGGTGCCAAAGGCGAACGTGAATTGTTGGATGTTTTTGGAGAGAAAGGATTTGTAGGACTCCGCGCACCGTCGTCTGGAAGCACAACACAGAAAGAACTTCCCGATATTTTAGTTGGTGATGGAACGTGTGTTCTCGCCATAGAAGTGAAACGTGCTGGTGGAGACTATCAATATATAGATAAGTACGAAGTTGATGATCTGTACTATTTTGCAGAGGCGTTTGGTGCAGAACCATATATCGGTGTTCGGTTTGATTATGGAGACTGGTATTTCTTTACGGAAGATGAACTTCACCAAACAGAAGGTGGTCAGTACCGAATCAAAAAAGAAAATGTTGATAAGGGACAAAGAATAACAGAAATTATATGAACGAAGAAAGTGGTTCACTAAACGACGTTGACATTCCCAACGAACTAGTAATGACAAAGAAGAACACTATTTATCTTTCCGGTCCGGTTCGGAAAGTGGAAGATAACGGGCGTGGATGGCGCGAAGAAATTATTGAAGATTTTGGTGACGAATTTGATTTCATTAACCCACTCGACTCGTATGACCCGGATACACATGATATTCTGAGTGACCCGCTCAACTTTAATGAAGATTCTCCGAAGAAGCAGGTTCTTCCCTCCGAGTATGTAATGGAAGATAAAATGGGCATTCGAGAATCGGAATTTCTGTTTCTTGGACTGCCTG